GGCTCGACCGGCTCCTCCTTCGGCGGCTCGACCACCTTCTTCTTGTAGGTGCGCTTGGGCTTCTTCTCCTCAGGCTCCTCCTTCACCTTCATCCAGCGCTTGATGTTGTTGCTCTTGATCACCGTGACGACGTACATGTTGTTGTCAGAACCAATCGCCGTGAACCCCTCTTCGTAGGTGTTGGCCTTCTCAACCGGCGCCTTGCGGACGGCAATCTTCTTCTCGGTGGCAGCAATCATTTCTGAGGGTGTTGTGTTTGTATGTAATTGAAAATATAAAGGGAGTTTCAATTTTTCTTGTAATTTTCAATTATTTGTGAAATAATTGAAACTTATCCGAAAACATATTTGCGTTGAGGTTGGGGAGGTTCGATCGTTTTCTGAGTCGGCTTTATTTTGAGATCGGCTGGATCCCATGATATATATATAACACAGACGTGTGGTGGAGGCAACAATTGAACTAAAAAGCCATTTTTGCGTAATGTGTCGGTCACATATTTCGTACAGTCGTGAATATCATATAGCGGATAACCAAACAACATTCCTTGTATCTCATAAAAAGTGTTTAGACCTCCGTGCTGGGATACATTTCTTATACGACGGTGACATAATTCAATCATACGATCATATGCGAGTTTTTTAATGTTATCTTTTTTGTTTTTTAAATTGTATAAATCCTGTAGCTTAATCATTGGTGCCATACTATTTAAACCCTATATTTATAATATATTTATAATGAAGGGTTCATTTTCGCACTTGATATTGGGTGGAGGTGGACTAAGTGGACTTGTATATATCGGCATTTATCGATTTTTTAAAGAACACAATGTGTTAAAAGATACGCATTATATGACTGGTACGTCAATTGGTGCCCTTTTTGTATTTTTATTTGGATTAAACATTGATTATGATAAAATAGAAGGTGTTTTTACGGGACCAGAAGGAGTGTGTCATAAATCGGGAATGGTCGAATTTAATCCCTGTAATTTATTAAATCTTCGTGCAAATAAAGGGGTTTATAAGACTGAACGCTTTAGACCATATATTGTATCGTTACTAAAAGACACGCATAATATAGAGGATATCACATTTTCAGAGTACATTAAATTAACTGGTGTAGATATCCATGTTTCGACGACTTGTCTAAATACCCATTCTCATTTGGATTTATGTAACGATACCTTCCCAGAAATGTCGGTAATAACGGCAGTGTTAGCTTCAATGAGCGTTCCTTTAATATTTGAACCTATAATTTATAACGATATGGTCTTAGTAGACGGTGGATGTTGTGCAAATTTAGAGATATATAATATAGTGAAAAATAAAGCAAATAGAGCATTGTATATCTCACTTGGTACTGATGTCACTTTTACGAACGAACAGCTTCAAAAAGATATAACGGTATATGGATTATCGGTTATATTGGCGATGATAACTTCTCACACAAAAAAAATTATAGATGAATATAAAAATAAAATAGATATCGTCCAACTCAACAAAATCCCAATACAATTTATACAAGGGGTCTTTGAAAACAATATGTTTTATGCATTAATAGAAAAAGAAGAATTAGAAGAGTGTATTATATTCGGTTATAAAGAGATATATAACTATTTTGAACTCAAACGTTATCTTTAACTACACCTTTGTGAATAGAAAATGGGACACTATTCACGCAAATGTAAAAACATTTAAGTTGTACAGTGTTTCCTCGATTTCATTACTGAAACCGTCACTGTCTTCTCCTCGAGATTTCTCTCAGGGAGTTTTCGATTGCTCTTTTTGTGTCTGTTTTTCAGAAACCGCTCACTCATTTATGCGAATAGGTTTCGATCGTTCTTCTCCTACAAAAAATGTCTAGATATTGGCGGTATTCGCTTTTACAAATTCCATCAATTTCTCGACCGTGCGGTCGCCTTCAAAAATTAAAACCTTGCCATCGCTTTTAACAAGCTGTATGTGTGGGAAAGAGCGAATGTTATATTTTTCGATGTCAGGTGAATTTGAGCCATCAACCTTGTTGGTGACAATCGTGTCTGGAGCCATTTTTACAAATTTCTCCCAATCGGGGTTAAACTTTGTACACCATCCGCACGTTGGAAGGAAATAATAAGTGAGGGTTGGTTTCGATGAAAACATCTCTTTACGACATGTGAAAAGTACAAGGAGACCAAGAAGAAATACAACACTCACAATAACAATAACACGCGAAGCATAGACTTTTGGCATTTTCATCTTCGCTTTCATTTTATATTATCCAAATATAATAATTTTCCTTCAATGTAGTATTATTTACATTCTTTAAAGTATTTAAAACTTCTTCACTCCATTCACTATCTATAATCATGAAGTTATGCTCCCCTCTTATCAGATAGAGCGTGTCTAATGAATAATTCCGAAAATCTTCTATAGTTATTATCATTATCCTTCGTTGCTCTTCAATAAATTGATTAAAATCATCACTCTTATTAAAAACGTCATATTCCTCTTTCAGAAGTGAGTTATACACGTCTTCTTTATTTTTGGTTATTATAATTGTCCTATAAATATCACAGGTCTTGTTATATTCATTAAACGTGTCAATCCATCGAACAGAACTCATATAAAAACTAAATATCTTATTTATGTTAATACGAGGTTCTTTATATGAAAATTGATTTTGCAGAAGCATATAAGAACGTAAAAGAACCACATATAAACCACTTATTCTTTGAAAAACTTATAGCTACATACGACTGTTTTGGCGAAGAAAAATGGCCTTCACGAAAAGCAAAGCCACCTGTAAAAGAACGTCCAAAGATAGGTATTCAAGATACTTCAGTAGAGAATCAATATAAAAAGACACTCATACTCTCGTTGAACAAATTAACCGCCACAAATATGGATACTGTCGGTATGTCTATTGTAAAAAACTATAAGGTCTCTTTTAAACATATTTTTGTAGCTACAATTTGGGAGTACTTTACTCGTCAACCGGCATTTCAAGAGGTGTATATTAAAATGATAGAAAAATTCACAAACATCAATGATTTTCAAGAAGCCTGGTCTGTGATATACAAAACCTATATTAGGAAAGATGTGTGGAAGATAAGTTACGATTTAATAGAACAATCACATAATTACGATGATTTTTGTGAATACATAAAAGAGAAGAAACGATTGAATGCAATGGCACAAGGTTGGGCTCGATTGATGAAATCAGGAATTGTATGTGCCGAACCATTTCACTGGTGCCATACTGTAATCGATTTGTGTCTCTCTTTCGATTTGGCAAATGTAGTGTATCGTACGATGGTCGATAGCTACATAGAACAAATCAAAGAATATTGTAAACATATAAGTGTGGTCGTACCACCGGAACTTCTAACGAGGGTGAATAGTATCGGTGAATTAAACATACAAAAATCGACAAAGTTCAAAATTGAAGATTTTGTGAATGAAAATAAAAAATGAATATTTCTAGTAGATTAATAGATAATGGATTATAAAGCTACAATCATCAATGAACTCAACATCATTCGCAAAAGAGAGACAGTTGCTGGAGAAAAGTTTAAAGCGATTGCGTATAGTAAGGCAATAAATGGCTTGAAAGATTTACCCAAAATCGAAAGCATCGATGATATTAAGGATATTAAAGGTATCGGTGAGAGTATCCGAAAAAAAATAGCCGAAATCATTGAAACGGGCGAATTAGAGGCAAATAAAAATCGCGAAGATGAAAGCATCATTCATACATTGATGAATATATATGGTATCGGTCGTGTGAAGGCACTCAAATTGGTGAATGACCACAATATTGGATCGATTGATGAATTACGCAACAATACCCATTTATTAAATACGAATCAAAAGATTGGACTGACTCATTATGAAGATTTCTTAGAGCGGATACCTCGTAAAGAGATGACACAACATTCGCGGTTGATAAAAAAAGCGATTAAATCGTTAAACTTGAATATTGAGATGGATATCGTTGGGAGTTACCGGCGGGGAGAGAAATCGAGTGGTGATATCGATGTTTTATTGAAATCTTCAAATCCGGAGGATTGTCTAAATGTGGTAAATAAGCTAAAAGCGCTTGAGTATGTTACTGATACACTCGCGCTTGGTGATAAAAAATTTATGGGGGTGTGTAAGATCGGTGATAACAAGTACCGTCGTCTGGATATCTTATATACACCAGAAGAACAATATGGGTATGCAATGTTGTATTTTACCGGTTCGATGAAATTTAACATTGCTGTACGAAAAAGGGCGCTAGATCGAGGCTATAGTCTAAATGAACACGGATTTACCCCTACAACTGGGGTTCCTCTGATGAAAACTGAAGAAGAGATCTTGAATTTTCTCGGTATAAAAATGATTGAACCTAAAAAAAGGATTGATGAAAAAATTCTGTTAAAAAATCTTCTTGATTAAGATATAGAAGAGATATGTCACCTGAAAACGTCGAAGCTATTTTTTGGGCTTTTTTAAGCATCATCGGTGTTGTACTGATGGGTTTAACATACACCTACATCGACAAATTAGAGCGTATTGAGTGTGCGTGTGCCGAACACCCCTACAAGAACTTTATCAAGAACTACATTATTTTCGCTATTTGCTTCCTATTAGTAACCGCCTTCCTTCCACCATCAATGGTCGTCGGTTTCCTCGGCCCTGCATACGGTGTTGTTTATTTAATCATCAAATGGGTATATGTAATCGCCACCGTCGTGTTCTTTATCTATGCGCTTCGCTACGTCCAATACCTCACCCGTGAGAAATGCAAGTGCTCGGAGGACACCCGTCGCGATGTCTTATACTGGTGGTCGATCGTCCAACTCGTGATATTCGCTATTCTTATAGTGCTCCCGTTCATATTAATGTTCACAACTGGTGCTTTCGCTCTCGTGATGAAGAGCGGTAAGAGTGTCGCTTCAAACCTCGACAAAACCGTGATGATGACGTCAGTAAACCCTATAAAGGGTGCTAAGAAGGCGTCGAGAGCCCTTCGCAGCGATGTTTCGATGGCATCAAGTTCATTAAAAAAAACCATGAAGACGCTAAAGTCTAAGATGGGCAAGAACTAATTTTAATATAAAGACTTGCTAAAGTTGGTAATTGAACGGTAGTAATTTTGGTGAAGCTTTAGGTGGTCGAAAAAAGAAATCAAAGTAAAAATTTAGTGCTTTTTGCGACGGGTACCTCCTTTTTTGGAGTACATTTGTTATAAACTGCTTTTAATTTATCCATAAAGGTGGCATAATTAGCGTCTTTATTATAATCCTCTCCTGCAACTAATTTAGAGTTGGAATCATCCATTTCGCGGTTTTTTACAGGAGTGATAGGAATACGTTTTATAATTTCTTTAAAATTCGGAATAAGTTGTTGTTTAATAAAATCATCGTTTACAAAATTAATAATAATCTCTGCTTTTGTAATCCCTTTTTTTTCGGTACCAGCGATGTGGTATACTTTTATTTTATCAGTTTGTTTGTATAAAGCAGCAATTATAACTTTTGATATTTGACTAGGGAAGACTGGATATCGGACTTCAAAAGGATTAAATGATGAGCCTTTGGGATTATAAAGAGTTAATAAAAAGGTCCCATCTTTATAATTTAATGTTTTTCCAGGTGCTGGTATTTCTGGTGTAATTCCGTCCATGCGAAGGATAATAACCTTAGCATTACTGTCTGAGTTGTTATTAACTGTATTATTCAGTTCTAATTCAACATATCTTTTTCCATAAGCATATAAATTTGCACCATACTTCTCAAATAACTCTGGAATTTTTTCTATGTCTTGTTTTTCTATAGTTGGAACAAAATCCATTTTTTCTGTTTGTCCAAATAAAGAAAAAGAAGGCCTTTCTTCTGTAATAACTTCTTTACGAATTGGATAACCGACAGTTCCCTCAAATATATAAATTGTGGAGATATATACAAAGAACGCATTTTTAATGTGTTTAATTTTATCAAATACTGTAATTGGAGCATACACATTTAAGTTCATTAAATGTTTTCGCTTATCATCCAAGGATATTATAGGACTACTACTTTCTAATGTCTTAAGATATTCGTCGTATTTTTCTTTGCTTTTACAATTTTCAAACATCTTAGGATCGCGTTCTGCTGATGCAAATATGACAGCTCCTTTTTTTCCCATTTTAACCATAATGCTATTTATTTTAGATGCAAGTTCTTCTATACCTCCCTCACCTGTTAAGTCATAATCTTTAGAACCAAATACTATATACTTTCCATCAATATCCTCATTTTCAATATTTTCATGTTTTGACAAACCTGCATCGGCTAATTGCTTTTGAATTTCTGGAGATAAATTGCCACCAGCACCAATTATAATAGCATAACTTAAACCTTCTGGGAGACCACCACCACCCTTTTTCGATTTGCGGGGCTTCGTCTTCTTCTCATACTCTTCCTTCGATACACGAGCCTTCTTACCGTCTTTTCCTACTTTGTAGAAATATTTGCCATTTTCAGAAACGACGTAATTCATATTATTCTAATTTATATATATAAAAAAATAAAGATTTATAAGTCGAGCGTCTTACGTCCGCGACCACGACCGCCCTTCGAACGGCTTCCCGTAAGTATCCCATTCATATCCGCTGTATCTTCAATTATCGACGTGATTTCTTCATCACTTATCGATAATGTTTCTACCCGTGACGACGATGGAATGTTTGTATTTATTTCATTATGGACGTTCTCAATTATACTGTCAATCGATGGACCAGACATTTTTTGTTGTTTTTGCGGCATTTGACGGGTCGGTTGTGGAGCACCCCCACCCATCAAACCACCCCCTAACAGACTGCTCATCATGCCAAATATGTCACCGCCACCCCCTGACGATTGTTGTGGCTTCTGTTGAGGCTTTGGTGTCGGCATATTCATCCCTGTATACTGTTGTGACGCCGCCTGTTGGAATTGTTTCATAAGTTCAGGGTTCGAACGAAGTACCGACTCGACACCTGGAAGCGGCTGCTGTTTGAACATGCTGCTCGTTAAATGGAACATAAAAGCGCTTCCCGAAAGGCTCATCATTAGACGCAACTCTGGTGCCATTTTACGACCACTTCCCTTGTATTTGTCATGAAGCTCTTCGAAAATATCATCATAATCATTCACATTTTCGTGCACTTGCTCCGACCAACCATCGATCTTGATATCAAAAGGGTCAAAACGGTTATTCATAAACTCGATACCGGTCACACATGCCATGAGCATCTTACGTTGAAAACGGATCGATGCATCGACTTCCTTCTCGCGAACGATACGATGATATTCGGTACGCATCTCTTCAATATTCGATTGCATAGTGAATTTGCGCGGAAGACGAAAGCCTTTTGATTCGAGTCGGTCCATTTGATACAAAATCTCTTTCTTCTCATTTATATCATTCATTTCACTCTCAGCACGATTTTGAAAGACTGGCTTCCTTTGATACGACGTCTGTTGCTCGATAACCGAACCATCGCTACTCTCTGACGACGACGACGTTTCACTTGCAGACGACGAAATCGGTATATTCATTTTTGGGGCACGAAATTCAATTTCACTCTCATTATCACTAAAAGAAGACAGCGAAGAAGCACTTGGACTACGAGCGAGTGCAGCAGAACTTATTTTTGAACGATTTATTAACATGTCAGCACCCAGAGATGTCGGTTTTTTAATATTAAACTGTGGTGTAAATTCACTATCATCTATATCTATTATATTATCATCATCTTCTGAACGTATCATAATAGATGGGTTTTTGAGCATTCTAAATAATAGTTTTAGATATCTTTTTAAGTCGAATAATTACGCACTAACCCCAATTCTTTTACACACACTTCCAAACTTTTCCAATACTTCGTGATCGCCTTCCCCAGTTTCTTACTAATCGGAGCATTCGGATTTTTAGTTAAAAGATACTTTACATTCGACTTCGAATAATTACCCGATGCCTCCTGTTTTACAGTTGGCCTGCGTGCATTTACCGTTCTGAAAATATTCGTCTGGTCTCTCACCGGATTTTTTAGATATGATATCGCCATACAAAGCGTATCCGATAAATCATCTTTCTTTTTTGTCGCCTTCCATAAAGTCGTTACCCACTCCTCTTGTCCATTTTTATCTAACCACTCCTTTGACAGATCAATCGCCGCCTGTTTCCGAGCCCCATACCGTTTTTTACCACCCCCACTATGTTCTTTTCCAGTACCCGATAATTTGTACACCGGACTGTAGATTATCACGTCCGTAAATTCTTTCATCCGAAAATACATCTCAATGTAGCATTGAATATTCGTCATTTTACGTGTCATCTGTCGTTCGATCAACACAACACTCTCCTTGAAAACTTCATATAATTCGTCAAACTCTTTAATAATTGTTTTACATATATCATTCCCATACCCCACATTTATCACCTTCCAAGAGACGATTTTTGCACCATGTAATACACATACTGCTAAATTTTTTATACCCACATCGATCGCCAGAATTTTTGCATCCATTTATAATATATAGCTACAAATGTTTAACTCTATTTCAGTCATAATAATTTTATAAGTAGATATATGTTTGAACGCAAAACATTTTCCCGGTTTGAAAATATGTTTTGTTTTCGGATGAACCGATAATACATCATCCCATATAATGCGTAGCAAAATCGGTATTTCAATGTCTGGTTTTTTTAGAAGTGTAGAAAATTTAACATTATCGAATAGGTTCTTCCTGTATTCAAAGTTATTTTCGACTACGTGAGAAAAATCATACTCATACTCTTTTATTTTTATTTCTTTATCCAACTTTTCTTCAAGTAACTTTAGAGCTACTAAACAACTCACAATTTCATTTGCCGTGTAATCAGAAACCCCCTCTGTTTCAGTCAATATTTTAACACATTCTTCTACCATTTGTAGCTATATTGTAGTATCTAAAAACGTTTAACTCATTTTTCTCGTCGTTTCCATGTACTCGCCCTTAGCTGTTTTATAATGTGTGGTGTGAATGATTGAATATCGTTCTTTATAATCAACCGTTTTAAATCCTTAAAAAAGTAGTCCTTCAAATATTTTTTATTTTCGTTCGTAATATTTCGACATTTTGTAGCTAACCAGTTATATTTAAGATAGACCGTCTTATTGATATCGTGCTCTTCTGGAAAAAAAGGACAGATGCACCCACTATTTATCAATGAAGTTATATAACGGCTTATCTGAGGCGTTTGCAAATAGGTCAATGGCACGTCGTCAAGAATGTTCTCGAAGACAGCAAACCCATAATCAGGACAGAGTAACAGATTACTCTCCATATCGTTATATACTGCATTATTGTCGATTATCATCAATCGTTTGTGCAAGACCTCCTCTTTTTCGGCCTTACTCAGATTATGTTTTCCAATCGAACGAAGGATGCGTGGATATATTTTTAAAATCGATTTGCTATATGAACCGTCACCATTGCTTATGCAATCATCTCTCGTAAATAAAGGTCTCTGAAATTTCAATTCATGAGCATCTTCGACCCACTGTATCTCTTTATTCGCCCATTTTCGTTCGCTTGCCGTATAAATAAAAAAATAGATATTGTCATTATAATGCACCTTCAAGTCTTTTATAAAAGACGAAAAACCTTTTCTTATTAAATTGCTCTGTGGTGTAAAGGCTTTCGGACATTGAGAATGTGATTTATTTGGAAATTTTAAACCATTATTTTTATAAAATTCTTGCAATGTGTGTTTATATGACTGGTAATCAACTTTTCCAGCAATTGTACCATCCCAGTCTAATATTATTATCAATGGTAACATCTCTTATTAATAGATAAGGTTTATTTTTACGAACTGCACATTAGACACCCCTCTGGGTTCTCGCGACTGCATGCAAGAATGGCGTCCTCTTTCGCTTTTTGGACGTCCTTCGCGGTTTCTTGATCTACAGTAAAGGCAATCGATTTCACCTTTGGGCGGGTCCGCAGATAATACAGCCCCGTCTTTAGACCCTTCGACCATCCATAAAAGTGCATATTCGTCAATTTAGCAATATCAGGTGCCTCGATGTAGAGGTTAAGCGACTGTGTGTGGCATACAAAAGGCGTGCGATCGGCCGATTGATCAATAATATTCTTCTGTTTGATTTCCCAAACGGTCTTGTAGAGCATCCTGGTCTCTTCTGGAATTTCGAGAATATGTTGGATACTGCCTTCGCCGGCAATAATCCGCTCCTTCATCTTCTGGTTCCACATCCCCGTCTTAATCAAATCCCAGATGAGATACTTATTAATTACCGTAAATTCACCTGCAAGTGTCCGTCGCTGATAAATATTTGATGTCAGTGCCTCAAACGATTCGGTGTAACCCATTATCTGGCTCGTCGTCGCCGTCGGCATCAGTGCAATCAATAGCGAATGGCGCAATCCATACTTCATAATGTCCTTCTTCAATCCATCAAAATCATACATTGTGGGTTTCACACCATCGTGCATATCGAATTGTAGAATTCCCTTCGCCGCCGGGCTCGTTGCAAACGATGAATAGGCACCAAAGTGTGATGTCATTGCCAATTCTTCGGGAATACGAGCATAGGCCTCGATGTTCGCACTGCGTTCTTTTGCAATTTCCATCGATGCCTCGAGTGACGCGTGATACATCGTTTCGGAAATCTGACGGTTTAACTCGGCGGCCTCGGCCGACTCATATGGCATCCGCAACATCATATACACGTCGGCAATACCTTGTAGACCAATGCCAATC